AAAACGAGTTTTACGTTAAGCCAATTAGAAAAGGATATTACGCCGTAATTAATGGATACGATAAAAGTATGGAATCCTTAGAAGTTTCAGAAGCCGCCGCCATAGCAAAAGCGGAGGAGTTGAACGATATTAGAAACAAAAGATTAAATTTGAATTAATAAACCGGGCGGGTAACACCGCCCACAAAAACCAAAAGATCATGAAGAAGTTAGTAAGCATTTTAGCAGTGTTGTTTATCACAGTTAGCGCGATGGCGCAAATCACTTCCGCAACGGGAAAAGTAGAAACTATCAAATCGTTCCGCATGGGTACGTGCAAACTCCAAAAGTCTACGAAGGATGGGGCAGTAACGTATCAGTTAGTAATGTTGAGTTCCAACGTATCAAGCTATGAGTTAACAATAGCCTTAGGGGACGCAGAGAAAGCCGCCGTAACGTTATCCGGTCTAGCAGAGTACAAGCCGAGCAAAGGCGAGATAGTGAAACTTAACAACCCGACCGACAATGATGCGTTTTATAACAAGTTCAACGCCGTGTGGGTTATACGTAGCCATCACGGACAGTTCCACGGGAACGTATCAAGGGGAGAACTCAACAAAATGGTAGAGGCAATTAATAAATAGTAGAAGTATGGAGATATATGTAAATAAAGCCGGAAACCTTGTAAGCGTGGAAGGCATGAAAGAAGGTGTAAACCTTACCGTTAAAATATCTAAGGGGGACAAATCAGAGACCAGGAAAATGTGTATGAAGGAATTAAACAGCATATTGTATAATGGTTCTTATAATCTAACAGTGACAGACCGCCGGGCAAAACCTTTCTGCAAAGATGTATGTAGCCCAATAATATGTTTTAATTATTTCAAAGGCAAGGAGGTAGTATTCAATCGTGGCGGACAGCAGTTCACCGGGTGGCTAGTCGGGCATGACCCGAATAATGCATCGTTTGTTGTGCGCACGGGCGCAGAATGGGGTTACCGTCTGACGTATCTAAACCCGAACGTGGCATACGTGAACGGGGAGACTAACATTAACTGCCGCATGGCGGACGTACCGTATAACGATATAATATTTCTGTAATGGTAGATTTTAATAAGAAACTGAAGGTAGACCGCATCAAACTGTTTGTTGATGTAGTTACGAAGATGGCGAACGGAACGCCCGCCGAAGGGTACGCCATAGGAGAAGCGATACACGCGCTGCCGGAAAACTTGCAACAGTATCTAATATCGGAAGTCCCCGACAAGATAATACGCCGGGAACGCACCCGCCGGGAACTGAACCGGATGAACGCAGACGACTTCATAGATACCGAAGCGATGACAGAAACTTACAAGGAGGAGGTATTCAAGGCAGACAAGGTTAAAGCCCTTAAGGAGCTTCTAGGGATTAAAGGCGAGTTTACCGATGAGATGGACGTAATCGAAGAGGTTCTAAAGTGCTTCCCTAGTCGGTTAACGTTGAACGAGTTTTGCAATAATGTTTATATGAAGGAGATAGGATTATGAAAAAGTATAATTATAGGGAGTACTACAAGTTGGGCGAACGGATAAAATTAAACAGTAAAGTTATAGAAGTGGTAGAAGATAGTTGCGCGTGCAAAAATTGTTGCTTTATGAAAGAACTTTTTAATGTTCCTTGTTCATCACATTGCGCTGGTGATGAACGCCCCGACGGGCTTTCCGTATGTTTCAGACTCGTGGACATGGCGAAGGAGAACACAAAGGAGAACGCAAATGAGTATCCCCCACATGACCCTAACAAGGAGTACGCGATATACGAGCGCTTCCAATACAACGGCGTAGTAGCTGAGTGCCGCGAATGTAAGTTACCATTTTCGTGCCGTGATTGTGTATTATTCCCGTGTCCTTCCCCCTTTAATAAATGTATGGGGTATTTCCGGGAGGACGGAACTAGCGTTTATTATAAGAGATTGGATGATGTTAGACCGTAACAATTTACATGCGTATCAGCGCACCGCCGTAGAACATATCAAGGAACACCCCGAAAGTGCCTTGTTCCTTGATATGGGTTTGGGAAAGACGGTTAGCACGCTGACGGCGATAGTAGACCTAATCAACTTCTTCGAAGTGTCTAAGGTTCTGATAGTAGCCCCAAAGAGGGTCGCCGAAATGACCTGGGGCGATGAGGTGGAGAATTGGCAGCACCTTAACGGGTTGCGTGTATCAGTCATAAAGGGAACGGCGAAGCAACGGGAAGCCGCCGCCCGTGCTGACGCAGACATTTACACGGTGAGCCGTGATAACCTTGTTTGGCTTCTGCAAATGTGGGGCGGGTCTAAAGTCCCTTATGATATGATAGTATTGGACGAGCTTAGCTCTTTCAAGAATCACCAATCAAAACGCTTTAAAGCGGCGAAGATTATCCGCCGTAGCTGTAACAGGGTTGTCGGTCTGACAGGAACGCCCGCACCGAACGGACTTATAGACCTATGGGCTCAAATGTACTTGATAGACGGCGGTGTAAGGTTGGGAAGGACCATAACGGATTACCGTGCCAACTATTTCCGACCGGGGGCACAGAACGGCGGTATTATATACGAGTACAAGCCGCTTCCCACTACGGAGAACGTGTTAAGCGAGAAGATAGCTGACATTACTCTATCAATGAAAGCACTCGATTTCCTTGACATGCCGGAAATTAACTACATAACCAACTGCGTGGAGCTGTCACCGAAGGTGAAGAAGGCGTACGAAATCTTCGAGCGCGAGCAAGTTCTAGAGCTGTTGAGGGGTGTGGAGTTCGACTATGCCGAGATAACCGCCGTGAGCGCCGCCGCCCTGTCTAGCAAGTTGATGCAATACGCGGGCGGGGCGATCTATGATGCATACCGGAACGTGTACACAGTGCATGACGAGAAGATAGAGACGCTAAAGGAAATGATAGAAGCCGCCAACGGCGCGCCCGTGTTGGTCGCCTACAACTTCCAACATGAGAAAGATCGGATATTGGACGCCCTCGAGGACTACGGGGCGGAAGCCCTAGAAGGGGTAGATAGTGTGAGACGGTGGAACAACGGAGAGATACCCGTGTTAGTTACCCACCCGGCTAGCGCGGGGCACGGTCTTAACATGCAGAAGGGCGGCAACCGTATAATATGGTTCGGCGTTACATGGTCGTTGGAACTTTACCAGCAGTTCAATGCCCGGCTATGGAGACAGGGACAACGCAACGGGGTCTTCGTGCATCACATTGTGGCGCGCGGAACGATAGACGAGAAAGTAATAGCCGCCCTTAATGGGAAGGCAGCCACACAGGACGGGCTAATGTCCGCAGTAAAAGACTTGATTAAAAAATACAGCGTATGAAAACAACAGATTACAAGGTAGGTGACACGGTAATGTTACCGGATGGGATGAAATACACCTATATGGGTGAGCGTGCAATAGGCGGCAGCAAGTCGCACGATTATGAACCGATTGAATTCATATCTCCGTGGTTCAACATGATGCGGGACGAAGAGGGTAGGGCATTCGTTCCGTTCAAGGGAATGGTAGAAGCTGAAGTAGTAACCCGGACGGAAGCCGATCCGAAGCCGATCCGAAGCCGATCCGAAGCCGATCCGAAGCGCAAAGGACTGATGCGCCGTGCGCTTGATTGGTGGAAAGCGTCCAACCGATGGAAACATTTAGTATATGCGATCCCGTGCGGAGTGGTTCTAGGTTGGGAGTTCACCGTAGGGCTAGCGGTCGGGATGGAGTTCAAGGATAAACTTTGGGGCGGCAAACCGGACTTCATAGATTACATTCTTACATGTGTGGGAGGTCTTATCGGATGGGGCGTTACGCGCCTGTTAGGTTTGGACTACCTTGTTATGGAACTAGTAAAGCTAATAATATAATGGCAGATTGGGAAGAAGTAGTTAGGCGCATGGAAGAAAGTACCGAGCGCATAAAGAAGGCGCACGCCGATAAACAGGCGAAGCGCATCACGATACAGAGAATAGGAAAGGGCGATACGTTCATGTTGGGCAAACCGGAAAGTACTATGTACCTTACAGCGAGCCGCACGGAGTTATACGCATTATTAAGTGAAATTAGAAAAGCATTACAGCAATGAGAAAACAGTTTAAGAAGTGGCTGATTAAGCCTTTAGAAACGGGAGATTTTTACGGTTGCCTTGTACGGGTACTGGCGTTCCTGTTAGTTATTTGGGGAGTGGGCGGCGTAATTGCGTACGCGGGTTTTAAACTTATATTGTGGGCAACGTTATGAGTAGCACAAAGATAACCCGGGCGGACGTAGCAAAGAGACGGAAACCCGCGAAGCGTCAAACGGTGAAGGACTCGCCGGAGTATTACATTAAGAACGGTAAAACGCACATAATGCCGGATGATGCTTTCATTGTCCAGGAACTAGCGGCGTTCCTAAATGTCCGCGCGTTCTTTCTTCTTAAGTTCTTAAGGGAAAACAATGTGCCCGTGAAACAGTTGGGAAATACCAAATCATACGGAATATATCACGCCGTGGACGCTTATAAAATGGTGAACGTGTTCCGCGGATTTACGGAAACAATAAGGACAACGAAGGACGACCGCAATACAAGGGTAAACCCGAACGGGCGACCCACTATTGAAAACCTTATGTTCATATCACAGGATAAAAGGCGCTTTCAGAAATTCGATAATTTGGATATACCCCGGGTAATAGTAGCGGGGCGCGAAAAGGAGCTGTTTGTAAATAAATATTTAGTAAATAAGCTGTTTCGTGTGAATTATTATGCCGATGGAACGTACTCGTTGGATGGGTGGGATAGAAAAATTTTGCGATGGGAACGGATCGAAACACCGGAAAAATACAAGTGCGGAGTAATTTTGCAAGATTGGAAAATTAGGTTTGATCTGATTTTAGAAGAAGAACTTTAAAAGATTTTACAAATATGGGGGTTTAGTCGTATATCGGTTTTTAATCGGTGTACGACTTTTTCCGTTTTGTACGGCGGACTTCTCGGAAATTGAAGGCGCGGAACGTTCCGAAAGTGGCAAAAACAGGCAAAAGTGTAATAGTGCCGAGACATCTATTACACCATCTATTACACATCAAAATTACACTTAACTACTATGAATATCAATATGTTATATGTAGTGTAATAGATGTAATAGATAAACATAATGAAACTATAATATGAATATATAGGAATATAGGTTTATATATATTAACGTATATGTTAATATATAAAAATCACATTTGTGGTTTTACGATTTATAAGTTATAGGGAAAATACCCCGACATCTATTACATTGCCCGTAACTTACTGATTCATTGAACGTTAGGCGTAAAAAGACATCTATTACACTTCTATTACACCAAATCGTAGGCGTCTTACGGTGTAATGATAAATGAAACGCCTATATTTGCATAAACTAATATTGAAAATATGGCAGGCGCACCGAGAAAAAACATACGATTATTGAGAGCCGCACAGGATAAAGCGGCAGCAGAGGGAGACCATGAGACGGTAGACGCGATTAGAGGGCAAATAGCGGCTCTTATAGCGACTTTACCCGACCAATACAGGGACGAATACCTTTTGCAGGAGAAAGGGCGGGAAAACGGCTTAAAATTAGCCATTGAAAACGCGGCTAAAGTGGAGGGGGGAAAGACGCAGAGTGTTGCGCCCGCGTGTTCCACTAATCCACGGGCGAGCGAGCGCGGCGACATAATCGACTTATGCGCCAAACGTTGGGGGCGTTCCCCAATATGGGAAAATCCTATTGAGTTGCTAAACGCCTTCAAAGATTACAAACGTTGGGCGGATGAGCATCCGGTTTACACGACTGAGGCGATCAAGTCGGGAAACTTCGCCGGGCAGATCATACAGATCCCCCGCAAACACCTTCTGACCGTTGAAGAGTTCACGAGCTTTATTGGCGCGCCGTCTAACTACCTGGATCGCGAGAAGGCGCGGCACGAATCTGATTTTAAAGAGTTCGGTTTAGACGCTTCTACGGCGTTCATCGAAGTGATCGAGAAAATCAAGAACTCAATAGCCGACGACATGGATAGGGGCGCGGCGGCTCAACTCATAGACGGCACGTACATCGCGAAACTAAGAGGGTTTAAAACCAGCATGGATTATACTTCGGACGGCAAGGCGATTTCCGGCGGTCTGACCGTTGAGGTGATAAGCCCCCGTACAACGGAAAAGGTTAATCAGCTAAAGGCGTTCAAGCAGACGCACAAGGAGAAGGAGAAAACGGAATGAAGTGTACACACGTATTCGACAAGATGATAGAGCCTTTCCTCGATACCAACGTTAGAGGTATTGCAAGCAAGGGTGGCACCCGTTCCTCAAAGACATGGAGCGTGTTGCAACTGTTGTATCTCGTGGCACGCGAGAGCGAAGAACCTCTACTCATATCGTGCGTAACGGATACCTTTCCCGCAGTGAAGCGCGGAATGCTGCGTGACTTTAAGAACATGCTTATAACCGAGGGTGTGTGGGACGAAGACGCGATGAACAAAACCGATTCAGTGTACACGGTGAAGCCCGGCGTAATGATCGAATTCTTCGGGGCTGACAACGCGGCGAAGGTACACGGTGCGGCGCGTGATATCCTTTTCGTCAATGAGGCGCAACGGCTACCCCGCGAGATCTTCCGGCAGTTGGACGTCCGTACCACGCTTAAGGTTATTATCGACTTCAACCCCGTGCGAAAGTTTTGGGGTGAGACCGATTTTGTAGGAGACAAGTACGTAACCATACACAGCACGTACAAGGATAACCCGTACTTGACGAGCGCGCAGATAGCCGCCATAGAGAACAACAAGGGCGATGCCAATTGGTGGCGCGTCTATGGAGAGGGTTTAACAGGCGGTCTAGAGGGTTTGGTATATCCGGCGATAGAAGTTATAGACGAGATGCCGAAATTTGAAGGAGAGGACGCAAAACGCGTCGTGGGGCTTGACTTCGGATTCTCCAACGATCCGACCGCCGCGATTGAAATAGTTATGCACGGGTGGGACTTGTATATAGACCAAAAGATATACCGCACCGGAATGCTTAACAAGGACATTTCCGATACGCTGAAAGCCGCCGGATTGGCGAACGTTACAACCGTGTGCGATAATGCGGAACAGAAGTCTATTGTAGAGCTACGCAAACAGGGATGCAAGACAATCCCGTGCGTTAAGGGGCGCGGATCTATTAAAGCGGGTATCGCCCAGGTGAAGCAGTTCAAGCTGCATGTAACGAAACGCAGTGTAGACGTGTTGGATGAAGCCGACAACTATACGTTCGTTAAGGACGAGATGACGGACACGTTCACCAATGAACCGATAGACGCATACAACCACGCATGGGATGCGGTGCGTTACGGCGTTGACTATCTGATACGGAAATACAGACCTAAATCAGCGAAGGAATGAAAGATATAGAACTATACAGCCGTGTAATATCGCTAGACGATGGAGAGCCCGGCACGGTTATCGAGGTAGACGTTTCGGGCGGCATTGTCGTGCAATTCGATAACGGGTACGAAACGTGGTTAGAGTATGAACAAGTAGAAATTTTAGATTATGAAGTTTAAGAGTATCGAAGATTTGATCCTGTTGGAAGGCAAAAAGACATGGCGCGGACGCATTAAAAACGTTTTCCGCCGCATGTGGTATGCACTTTGTAGGCGTAATAACGCCGCGCAATTGAAATTTATTTGTAACTTGCACCCGAGTTACAGAGGGGCACTTACTTCCGACCAAGCGGCAGCACTTAATGCGGTGGCGGACTATGTACAAGCTAGCCCCTTAGTAACTTTTAAAGGTAAACTAGTATACCGGATCCCGGCATTGGAGCACGTCACGTTGTGGCAGGTTATCGAGACCCGCCGAGCCGAGACAGCAACCGAGATAGTTACGAAGTGGTGCACCCCCTTAGAAGGGCAGCCCGCCGAGTACGCACCGGATAACGTCTACCACCTGTTAAGCACAAGCAAGTACGTGAAGACGCAAATAGAGATGGCGGATAAGCTAGAGCAAAGGTTATTCCCTTTCGCAACACAGGACGCCACGCCCGAAGAGGACGAAATAAAGATAGCGAAAAACGTACTTACTTTGTTACAGGCAACCGCCGAGCTTTTCAATTGCACAGTACAAGAAGCGAAGCGCGAGAACTATCTAGATGCGGTTTTGGCTATATCCAAGCGGCACGAAGAGAACGAGAAACAGAAGGCGGAAATGAAGAAACATTATAACAAATAATTATGAGTAGAAAGTATGAAATTGTAAATGTCCGCGGCGTTAACCGCGTTCGCGCCTTGCGTTCATGGGTAGTACAAGGCAGACAGGTAAACGTGGGAGATGTAGGCGGCGCGGTATTTGATGAACGCACACTGTCACAGGACGGCGCGTGTTGGATCTTTAGCGGACGTTTGGATAACCCGTTGGTAAGGGTGGGCGGTGATTCAGTGGTTAATATTCCCGATCTTAATCCGAGTAGATTCCCGTTTGTTAATATCTTCGGAACTTCTTCACTAGACTCCAATTCTGGGTTATCCTTTAATACAGGAAACCTTGGTACCGCTATCCCGTTGACGCCTGGCAAAATGGAGCAAGGAGGGTGGGGAGGACCGATAGGGCAACCCCTAATAAATGCACCGGTGACGAATCAAATACGGCCGACGGAACGTATGTTTACGGG